GACCATTCTTACACGTTAGATACAGAGCTTCTGAAACTGAAGATAGACGTTACAAAACTTGGATCACTGGTTCTGCTGGTGGAGCAAGAACATCTTCTTTAGATGCGATGACAGTTAACTTCTTATCTGAAAGAGCTGTATGTACTTTAGGTGCAAACAACTTCTTCTTATTTAGAGACTAATAACTAACAATCATTAGGGGAGGATTAACCTCCTCCCCTTTTTTTAACTTTAATTAAATTATATAAAATGAAAAAGACAAACAAAGCTGTTGCAAAACAGTACAAATTAAAAAGAGATGTAGCACCATTGTGCTTTATGTTAAACTCTCACCACAACAAAAGATCCCCATTACTTTATTTTGATGAAGAAACAGGAACAAACAGACCACTTCGTTATGCTAAAAACCAAAAGAGCCCATTTGAAGATGAGCAAGATGGTAATGCTATTATGGAGCCTATTGTTTTTGAAGATGGCTTTTTAGCTGTTGAAAGAAGTAATCAAGTTCTGCAAGAATTTTTAGAACTCCACCCTTCACGTGATATGATATTTGAGGAAATAGATGATGCTAAAGATGCAGCTGAAGAATTAGAATTAGAAGAATTAATTTTAGATGCTCAGATTTTAGCAAGAGAATTAGATATTAAAATGCTTGAAACAGTAAGTAGAGTTTTATTAGGTCGTGATATAGATAAAATGAGTACTGCAGAACTTAAAAGAGATATTTTAGTATTCTCAAGAAATCATCCTATGGAATTCATAGAGGTTTTAAATGATCCTGCATTACAATTTCAAGATGATGTTGTTAAATTTTTTGACAACGGATTGTTACAATTAAGAAATAACAGAAGAGACGTTTACTTTAATATGTCTAAAAATAAAAGTAAAATGTTAACTGTTCCTTTTGGAGAGGATCCTTATGATATTGTTTCATCTCATATGCAAACTGATGATGGAGTTGAGACTTATAAGATGCTAAAAAAATTATTAGCTAAAAAATAATTTCTAATCATACAAAAGAAAGAGCACCTTAATAGGGTGTTTTTTTTTTATGTATATTTGCACTTTATTAACCCATTAAAACCTTATTATAAAATGGAAAAATTTCTTAAAGTTACAAACGCTCCTATCACTGGTCAATTAATCAGCTTGAATGGAATCAAAACAGTAGGTACATTAACTGCTACAGCAACAACAGTTACAATCGACTATTTTGATGGTACAACTACTACAGTAACAACTGCAGCACAAGTTGCTCATGATGTTTACACAGCTATCTTAGATGCAGCTGAGCAAGCATTAGCAACAAGCTGGCAAAAAGCTTATTACAGTCTATCTTTACCGAAAGCTGTAACGAGTATTTTAAATGCTTAATTAGCTTAAGTATATTAGTAAGTAAAGAGAGGTCTACAAATAAAGTAGGCCTCTTTTTTTTTTATTATCTTTGTAAAAATGTTTATATAATATGGCCGCATCAATAAATGAAGTAAGGAATACTGTATTAGCTATAGCAAATAAAAATAACTACGGGTACATATCACCGCAAGATTTTAATTTATATGCTAAACAAGCACAGATAGATATGTTTGAGGATTACTTTTATTCTTATAATAATTGGATTAACAAACAAAATGGTAGGCAATCAGGAACTGGATATGCAGATATAACTAAAGGGTTAGTAGAAGTAATGGATAGTTTTTCTACTCAAGTTTTTTTACCTCAAGTTAATTCAAACGTATACTCTTTACCTGCAGATTATTATTTAATAAATAAATTATTTTATTATTCTACTCCTACTTTTACAGGAACATCAACTGCTGTATCTGCTAATCAATTAATAGATGCGGCTGTAGTAGGATGGACAACTATACCTGCATCAGCACCAACACCTAATATAGGAAGTATAATAGTTAATACTACAACCTTCCAAGAAGCTTATGTTACAGGTGTAATTAATGCAACAACAATTACGTTAAGTGCAGATATATTTTTAGCTGTGGGAGATACTTATGTTATATATGTAAACACTAAAATTAGAGAGGTAGAAAGAGTAAGTCAGAATAAAATATTTCTTTTAACTAATTCTATGTTGGCTGCACCTACAACTACTTACCCTGCTTACGTATTAGATGGTAATAATATTACGGTATACCCTACTAATATATTACAACCAGGGGCTATAAGATCTCAATATATTAGATATCCATTTGTACCAAGATGGACTTGGCAAAATTTAGGTTTAGGAGAGCCGCAGTTTGATCCAACTCAACCAGGGTTCCAAGAATTTGAATTACCAGATTCTGATGAGCCTACATTAATAGCAAAAATTTGTCAGTATGTAGGTATAGAAATTAGAGAGCCAGAAGTTTATAATTTCGGAAAAGCAGAAGAAACTAATGAAACCCAAGAAACAAGTTAATTATGGCATATATTACAGATTATCAATATTATGAAAATGGAGGTATAGTTCCTGAAGATTCTAACTGGGGATCATATCAGTATGTTACTTTAGAAGATATTGTAAATAACTTTATGTTAATGTTTCAGGGAAATAATGAAATTATTAATAATATAAATAGATATCAAGTTTTATTTCATGCAAAGAGAGGAATTCAAGAATTGAATTATGATGCTATGAAAGAAATTAAAATATTAGAATTAAAGGTATGTGATCAATTAAGATTTGTACTTCCTCAAGATTATGTAAACTGGGTTAGAATAAATTTAGAAGAAAACGGGATGCTTTACCCTTTAACGGAAAATATTCAAACTAACTGGAGTGGAGCTTACTTACAAGATAATGACTGTAGAATTTTATTTGATATAGATGGGGCTGTTTTAAAACCAGCTGATTCTTGGTTTGATATACAAAGATTAGATGGTACTCAAAAAAATATGTATCCTGGCAATGGTCCTTATGCAGGTAAGATGGGTTACTGTATTGATGGGAAGTGGTGTTTTGATTATTCAGTAGGAAAAAACTTTGGTATGAATACAGAAACAGCAAATGTAAATCCTACTTTTAGTATAAATAAAAAAGCAGGAGTTATTAATTTTAACTCCAGTATGATGGATAAATTTGTTGTGTTAGAATATGTTTCAGATGGTTTAGAATCAGGTGATGATTCGAGTGTAAGTGTTAATAAATTATTTGAAGAGTTTATATATGCATATATTAAATACTCTATTTTAAATGGTAGATTTGGAGTTCAGGAATATGTTATAAATAGAGCAAGAAAAGATAAGTCTTCTCTTCTTAGAAATGCTAAATTAAGATTAAGTAATATTCATCCTGGCAGACTCTTAATGAATATGAGAGGCCAGAATAAATGGATAAAGTAATATGGGAAAGACTAATACAAATTTCATAGCTGGTAAAATGAATAAAAGCGTTGATGAACGCTTATTACCACCAGGAGAATATATAGATGCAGAAAATGTAAGATTAGGATCTACTGAGAATACTGAAATAGGAGCGGTAGAAAATTCTTTAGGGAATACAATACTTACTGACTTGCAATTTGCAGGAGAACCTTTAACGGGAGACATTAGATGTATTGGAGTGTATGAAGATGGTATGAGTGAAACTCTTTACTGGTTTGTTCATAACGAAAACAATCCATTCTCTACAACTACAGGGGTTGTTGATCTTATTGTTTCTTATAGTACTAATACTGGATCATTAACATATCATGTAATTAGTACGTCAGTATTAAACTTTGATTTTAAATATCTTATAACTGGTGTTAGTAAAATTGAAAACTTATTATTTTTCACAGATGATTTAAATCCTCCAAGAGGAATAAATGTAAAAAGAGATTATGCATATCCAGGGCCTGGACAAGTAGATGATGTTTTTGAAGAAGAGGATGTAAGTGTTATAGTAAAACCCCCTGGATTTGAAGACGTTATATTTGATGGTGCAGGATTACCTCTTACTCCAGTTCCTTTAGGAAGTCCTCACGTAAAGTTAATATCGTTAGGAGATACAGCTTCTACTACATCTACTCCACCTCTAAACGTGTCAGTAAATTATATGGAGACAAGATTTTTGTCTTTTGCTTATAGATATAGATATGAGGATGGACAATACAGTGCTACTTCTTTATTTACTACACCAGCTTTTGAACCCCAACCATTTCAGTTAAGTATTCAGAACTACTGGAATGCAGGTATGAAAAACAGGTATAATGCTTGTGATGTTACGTTTTCTACAGGTAGTAGAAGAGTAGTAGAAGTAGATTTGTTATATAAACAAACAACTTCTAATGTTATATATGTAATTAAAAGATATAAAAAAATTAATGAAGGTTGGGGAAATAATGAATTTAGAAAAGTTCAGTTTACTAATGCAGAAATATACACTACATTAGGTTCAGATGAACTTCTTAGGCTTTATGATAATGTACCTCGAATTGCAAAAGCACAAGTTATAAAGGGAAATAGACTAACATATGGTAATTATGTAGATGGTTACGATATGACTCTTACAGAGGGAGGATCATTAATTCAATTAGACTATCGTGCTGAAGCATCAAGTGCAACAATAGCTGGAGTGGAATTAGGAGGGGATACTACTAATATAAACCCTCAAGGATCTCCTGGAGTGTATTCTATTGGTGGGGCACATACTGAAGCTAACTCAATTCTTACATGGGACTTAGCCGATGTTCAGCCTGCTGTTGGTCCTATTGGAGCGGGGACTACTATAACTTTTAATTTTGCACTACAGCAGACTACAACAACAGTATGTACGGATGCTGGTGGTAGTGCTCAATGTATTAACACTTCTAATCAATCAAGCCCTTTTAATGTAGGGTTTAGTTTTACTTGTCCTATTGATTACGTAGATGTAAATACAATGCTTTCTTCTCAAACTTTTAAAGACAGAATAGGGGGTAGTATTGCTCAAGGGTTTACTCCTCCTTTTGTAGTTCAAGATTTATACGCTTGTAATAATTCTGCGGCAGGGGGTACTTTAAGTGATAAGTTTTATTCTAAAGCTGACACCCCAATGACGGGCAGCACATTATATTTAGTTAGTGGTGGGATAAATAATGCAGCTTGTTCTCCCGCTTCTTTAATTAGTAATCCTTTTCCTGCAGCTTGTAGTTCTGCTATTTTATTAGATGGAACTACACTTTGTGATGCAGGTCAGCCTTCTCCTCCTCCAACTCCTTGTACAGCAGGACAAATGACAGTTGATGGATTTGACTTTGGTTCT